AAATAGAAATAAAAAAAAAAATGATTTTAATAAATTAATATATAAAAAAAAGAAAAATAACTATATGAAAAATTTTTTAAATTTTATAAATGAAAATATTGAATATAATTTTCAATATAATGAATTTATAGATTATACATTATTAGATAATAATGTTACAAATGAAGATATTACCCAATTATGTGAAAAAGCAATCAAATTTGGTGTTAAATCAGTGTGTGTTATGCCTAAACATGTTTCTATTGCTTTTAGTGAATTAAAAAATTCATCAGTTTTGGTTTGTACAGTCATTGATTTTCCAGGAGGAAATAATGACCAAGCTTATAAAGTTGCAGAAACTAAACAATGTATTGGAGATGGTGCAGATGAATGTGATATGGTATTAAATTATCAATATTTAAAAAATAATTGGAATGATAATGGAGAAAATGGTGGTGATTTAGAAATAGGGTTATCAGAATTATTAGTTAATGAAATTGAAGCCTTAGTTGATATTTGTCATATGAATAGAAATAAAGATGGTGGATATGTAACATTAAAAGTTATTGTTGAATCAGGACTTTTAACAACAAAACAAACTGAAATTGCCACATATCTTTGTGATGATGCTGGAGCAGATTTCATAAAAACAAGTACGGGAAAAGTTTCCATAGGAGCTCAACCAGATAAAATCGAAGTGATGAAAAGAATAATTGATGAAAAAAATTCGGATATGCAAATTAAAGCTTCTGGTGGGGTTAGAACTTTAGAACAAATTAAAAACTTTGAAAAATTAGGTGCAAGTAGATTTGGTATGGGTTGGGGATCAGTTGATACTTTAAATGGATTAAATACTGATGTTGTAGGATATTAAAAATAAATATAAAATTATGATAAGAAAATTTGAGAATTATAAAAATGGAGAAATGTGTATTGTTTATTTAAAACAATCTGGAGATGTTCGTAGAAAAGATATAAAACATTCTGCATGGAATGAAGAAGAAAAAGCAGAGAAACAAGTAGAAGTTTTAGATGATTATGGATATAAAAATTCATATTGGGAATGGGAATATGTTGGTGAAGATATAATAGATGGACATTATTACGTATAAAAATAAAAGGTTCTGTTTTAAAAGATTGTGAAAATACAAATTACATTAATCTTTGATACAAGTATTAAAAATTATTAATATATTTCAAAAAAGATAAAAAAGATAATGCCAAACAAATTAACAAATGAAGAATTTATTACAAAAGCAAATGAATATAAAATTAAATATATAAAATATGAAAACATTAAAAAATTATGAAAATTTTTTAAATAAAAATAACATAAATGAAAATAATATTGATGATTTTGATTTTTTCTTAAATAAAATAATAGATTTACCAACTAAAGAAATTTTAGAATTAAGAGATGATATTGAGAAAATGATTGAAGAAGAAAATAATGAAAATATTAATGAAAACATTAATGAAAATATTTCATCATTTTTAAATAAATTAAAAAGAAAATTCAGTTCTTGGTTTGATGATAAATTATTTAAATTTTTAATTAATAGAAAAAAAATGTTTTATTATGAACTTGTTGATAAATTAAATCTATTTGATTTAACAACATTAGATGATGTTGTTAATTCATTTCCAGGATTAAAAATTGAATCAATATATTTAGCTGGAGGAATGGATGATGCACAAGATACAGGACAAGGTTGGAGAAATATTATAGAAAAAGAATTTGAAATTAATAATTCAGGAAGAAAAAATCAAAAACTTAATAAAATTAAAATAGGTAATATTGAAATTCAACCATCATATGTTGTTGATGATAATTTTTTAAATATGTTACTTAAAGAACCTAAAAAAATATTAAAATTATATGACGCTCCAGCATTATTTAATCCTGTTAGAAAAGAAATAGATAGAAATAAAAATGATTTATTTGATAAATCAGTTGCAGCAATGAAAAGTATTGGAGATTTTAAAGGAATTCCTTATGATCCTGTTAAAAATCCAGAACCAATTAAATTTTTTCAAAAAACATTTTCAAAAAACATTGAACCAGATGATGAACATTTATTAAGATTAAGTTCAGCAGTATTTTTAGGAATGGATTCAACTTGTGGTGCAGGAACTTATGGAGAATTAGAATTATTATCATTAATTAGAAAACCTTTATTTGCTTGGTTAATAAATAGTCATAATAATTTACCTGGAGGATTTAAATTATGGAATATTCCTCATTTATCAAAAGTTATGAGAACACAAGATGATATGAAAATATTTGTGAAAACTATATTAAAAAATACATAAAATAAAATATACAATTATGAAATTAAAAAGATTTAATGATGAAAATATACTTAATGAATCACAATGGAATGAAGAAGAATTGGAAGATTTAATATATTGGCTTAAAGATGTTTCTAAATTAGAATATGACATTAGAAATTGTAATAGAGGTTCATTGTACCTTCATCTAAACAAAACAGATGAATTAATACAATATTTAGAAAATTTAAAAGAAAAGTTAAATGGTATAATTGATAGTATCTAATTAAAAAATAAAATCTTCATTTATATAATCCCCAAAAAATAATAATGCTTTATATGATGATAAATTATTTATTTTACATTTTTCAAAATAATCTAAATATTCGTCAATTTGTTTATTTGTATAATCATATGTAATATAATTATTTTTATAATTCTCTGTAGCATTACAATATAATTGTTCTCGTACTTTTTTTATATATTTTTTCATAATTTTTTACTTTTTTCATATGCTAACTTTCCTTATCAATACCGTTAGCTTTCAATTACCTTCCATAGAGTTATTGAATTAAATATTAGGCTGTTAGCTTCGCTACACTTTTCCTGCATTGTTTTAATAACATCATCAATATTATCTGTGTTAAATGTTAGTTTAAATTCATCTGAATTACCTATTTTCATTGTAACTAATTTGTTATTTTTGTGCAATTGTATCATTTTCTATTTACCATTTTCTATTTGTTATTGAACAACATTTACATTGATGATTGTCTCTTTCAAAAACATCAGATTTAAATTTTTCTCTTATTAATTTTTTATTTTTACTCATTACCATATTTCTTCTTTTTAATCTACTACCGTATAATTTATTCAATTATTATTTTAATATTATCAATAATTTTATCATTATCAAATCTATATTTAATTGTTGATTTTGACACATTCAAATGTTTTGATGCTTTACTGATTGAATCAAATATCATTGTTTCACTTGTTATTATGTTGATTAATTCTACCTTTTTATTCAATCTTTTCGTATTCCCTAATTTTTTCCTCTCGTTCCAAAATAGTTGAGTATTTACTTTCCTTATTTCTTTATCAATATTATCTAATTTTCTATTTTTTAATGTATTTGAAATTTTTGTTTGTATTTCTACTTTTTCACTTGTAGTTTTATTGTTCCAATGTGATTTTCCTTTCATTTTTAATGAGAAATTCTTTTCTCTCTCTTCCGTTCTATGCCATTTATCCCCACTCATAATATTACCATCACCTTTTTGTCTGTCTGATAATCTTTCATATGTTCCGTTAGCTTTATTTTTTTCTGTAATTTTCGCAATTTGTTCTTTTGTATGAACATACCCTAACGTTCCTTGTCCACCACTTGTAATATTACTTAATGGTCCTTCATTGTGTTTAATTCTTCCAATAATTTCAATTAATTTCTTCTCAATATTATTAGATTCTGTATATGTTAATCCTGTTTGGTGAAAAATAATTTCTGGTGTTAAATCATATGATAAAATTTCATTTAAAATGTTATTTTTTAATGATTTTCTTTTTAAATTGTAATTATTCAAATGAGATTTAAACCTTTTGTTTTTTCCTCTTCCAACATAAAATGGTTCATACTCAAAAAATAAGTCATTGTAATAATACCCATCATCTTTTAATGGATTTAAATAAATATAAACATAATACATAATTTAATTTTTATTTCTATATATAAAAATTAAATTGCAAAAACCCTTCCATTTTTAAGATACTTATTTTTCTCTTTACCCTGAACTTATATTCATAATATTTTAAATATATTTACTTTTAAATTCTTTAATTTTAATTTCTAATTCTTTTGAATTAGTATTTTCAAGTTTAGAAATTTCTAATAATTCTAAAACTTCTCTTTCAGAGTAATCTCTAGGAAGGTCAATTATTCTTGTTCTTGATTGCATCCATTCCATTAATTCTGTAGTTTTTTCCATTTTTGTTTATTTTTTATTTATATGATTAATAATATTTTTTGTTTTATTTGTTACAAAGATAATCATTTTTTTTTGAAATAACAAAATTTTATATATAAAAATAAAAAATAAACTTATGATTGATAAGGAATTTGACTTCACGGATCAATTTTTTAGAATGGTTACTATTGGTCTTGCAAAAACACTTAGTAAAAAAATTAGATGGATTAATAAATTTACTCCATTAAATGATAATGAAACAGGTTTTAAAAGAACTACTGTCCCTTTTTATACTTCATTAACAGGAGATGAACGATTTGTGTTAGATGCATTTGTAGATGATATTGCAGATAAAAGGGTAACAATGAATACTGATCAATTTCAAAGAGGGGTTATTACTTTTACAGGATTTAATACCCGTAGCGATGAATTCTCAAACCCAAATCAATATTTAGCTCAAAAGAAAAATGTGAATGGAATTTTAAAAAATATTATATCAAAAGTTAAAGCAATTCCTATATCAATTCAATATGATATAGAAATTCAATTAGCAACAATAAATGAAGTAGATAAAGCAAGTCAAAAAATATTAAATTTATTATTTAATTATTATTATTTTAATGTTGATTATTATGGGATTAAAATAAATGCTAATTTTAGTTTACCTGATGATAAACAAATTGAAATTCCAAGAGAAGTTACAATGGACACAGATAGAAAGAAAACAATTAAATTTTCTTTAGAAATTTCAACTTTTTATCCTGTATTTAAAATTGACCCAGATGATCTTATCACATGTGATAATGATGATGACTTTGATTGGGATGAATTAGATCTTCCAAAACCTACATTAGATTACTCACAATCATTTAAAAACTATAATGAACACATTGGACAGCTTGCTTATGCAGGTGGTTCCAGTGGATTAACAGAAGAAGGTAGAACAGATATAAAAAGAGTTTATTGGGAAAATTTATATAGAGATATGAATAAATATTTTAGTGGTGATCCTGAAAAAACTGAAAGACCAAATTATAATCCAACATCTTGGGATAAAGAAGATTTTGAAGGTGTTGATCCAGGAGAAAGTTCAAAAGAACGTCCTGAAACAGATGAAAATGATTTAAGTTAATTATGAAAAAATTAAGAATATTTTTAGTTATTTTATTATGTGTTTGTGTTACATTTACTTGTAAAGAACCTGAATTGTTGGAAAAAGTATATGAAATGCAACAAGATTCTGTGATTTCTATAAAAGAATCCAGAATAGATTCTACTGTTTATGTAATTACAAGTTCAGAAATTATTGTTGAAGAAATTAAACATGGTAATGAGGTTGTTAAAAAAGTAAAACCAAAGAAAATCTCTGAAGATGTTATAGTTGAAGAAGTTATGATAATCCCAGAAGAAAAAGATAATCAGGGCGATATATCATATATAATAAAAGATACTATGATTGTTGGTGAACCAACAAAAGTCCAATTGACAATATCTAAGAATGTTGCAATAAAAGAGGTAATAAACTCAACTGAAACATTTACATCAATTGAAAATATTCAAACAGATAAAATTAGAATTGAAAGAAAAATGCAGGCAAAATTAATTGATCCTGTAACAGGTAATTTCACAATATCATCAATAACATCCGGTGTTCAGATAACTACTTGGGAATGGGAAGTAACACCATTAAAAAAAGGAAATAATAAATTAGTATTGTCTATTGATATATTGATTGATGGTGATATAGGCAAAACTGTAAAAGTATATGATGGATTTATTTATGTTTATTCAGATTTAACTTTTTTTGAGAAAGTTAAAATATTTTTTAAAGAAAAATTTGATTATAAATGGCTTTTCTCAACTTTAATAATTCCGTTATTTCTTTATTTTTATAAAAGAAGAAAGAAGAAAAATGAAAAATAAATTACTACATTTCATTGGAGTTAAGACATTTGACCATATGCAACGATTATCTATCGCAACCTATACAACCACAATGAATGAGAAGAATTTTAACTTTGATAAGTATTTTGAAGCATCTTATTCGGAAATTATAAATGAAAGTTTAGTACATTTAAAAATCAAAGATATAGAGAATTATAAAAGTGTTTATGAGAAATATTTGAGAGAAGTTTTTGTTTTTAGTAAAGAAAATGGAGTATTGTTTATGAAGATAGATATATCAAATAGAAAAATGTTATTTAATTATTGGGTAAAAAATAAGAAATTATTTCTTCAGGAAATTGTTGATGTTTATAAAACTGAAAATTAATCTGGTATTTTTGTTAATATTTTTGTTAATTTTTCATTTCTAAATTTTAATTTTTCTATAACATATTCAACAACATCAATTTCTTCATCATTTTCAGCATTAACATAATCTTCACAACTTCTACAACTAAAAGTTATTTCGAAATCCTCCATTTTCCCTTTTTTGAAAAATTCTTTAATATTCTGATATTCATATGTGTTTATAATATTCATATCAACATCAAAATCTAATGTGTATCCATTTTCATTTTTCATAATATGTGCTGTTAAAATAACTGGGGCCCCACATCTTGAACATCTTATACCAGCTTTCTTTGAATTTTTTTCAGCTATTTCAAAATTCTGTTCAAAAATTCGTTCTTGTAAATTCCTAATATCTTCTCTATTAATTTTCATTTTTAATTTTTTTAATAATTATTATTTAATTAAAATCTTTTTGATCTTCATCTGCACCATATCTAACACACATATCTAAAAATTCATTACCATTCAATCCTAAATACATATTAATATTTATATAATTTGACAAAGATACAAAAAATATTTTAGAAAAAAAAGAGTTTTTTATTTTAATATATAAATATGATAAAAATTACATATCAAAACTCGAAAAGGTGCCAGATATGATACAAAAAATAAAAAATATAATATGAAATCAATGAAATTACAATTATTTGAATTTAAGAACAATTTAACTATGGAACAATTAGAAATTAGTAGAATTGCACACACTCATTTAGAAAATTATGATTATATGTCAGAATTAGAATTAAATGAATCATTAAAATTAAGTTTATCTCCATATGGATATGATTCTGATGTTAAATCATTTTTAGAAAATGTACAAGAAGAAGTTGAAAAATTTCCCCTTGTTTTTGAACTAAAACATCTATATAAAAAAGTTGAAAGAAAAAATCATGGTATGTTGTATAGACAACCATTAGTTGTTTTATTAGAAATTATTAATAAACCTACTGATGAATCAAGAATGGAATCAGTTTTAAATGAATTAACAATTTATGATTGGGTACCTGAAATTAAACATTTCTTATTAAAAATGACTGCATCACCATTAGAAAGAGAAAATTTAATTAACTCTGGAAAAGGTGAAAAAATTTATACATTAGTAGAAAAAGTAGAAGAAGGACATTTAGCTTTTATAGTAGATAGATGGTTTTTAATTGCAGAAAAAGAAATTAAACAAGTTAATGCTGATGATTATATCAAAGATATTGAGAAAGTTAGAGAACTCAGATTATTAGAAAAAGTATTACAAATGGGAGATATTGAAGAAAATAAAATCAATTTCCAAATTGATGAAAATCTTACATTAGGATTATCAACAAAAAATAATGATGTTTATTTAAATGGTGATAAATTAGATAAAGAAACAACATTAGAAACATTATTTAATTCTCCAATAATTCCAATTTTGAAAAAGGATTATTATAATTTAGTTGAAGCGGCAACAAATAATTTAGATAAATTTGTTGAATTAGATATTGCGGTAAAAATAACCAATTTATTAAATCCATTTAATGAATCAATTGCATTTAATTATAAAGATAAAATGTATATGTATTCAAAAGATTCAAGATATGGATCAAATTTCTATATTTATGAAAATGCAATTGAATTAATTCAAGATGTTCAAAAAGAATTAGATTTTGATTTATCTAAATTTTATGAAAATAAATTATCTGAAGAATTAAAAAATCTTAGAACATTAGAAGATAAAGAAAAACAAATTGATATGAAATTAAAAGATATCAATGAATCAATTCTTATGATTAATGAAAGTAAACTTTTAACAGAAAGTAAAGAATTAGAATTAACATTTAATAATTTATTAGTTTTAAAATCTAAATTATCTAAAGAAGTACTTTCAATTAAAAATGAAAAAAATGCAGCAAGAAAATTACTAATTACGAAAGTATAATTCTCAATTATGTGAAATTAACAACAGAAACTACTAATTATAAGTAGTTTCTGTTTTTTAAACTTTTATATAAAACGTTTATATATTATTATGTCATATGATTTTAAATCATATAAAATAAAAGCATCCATAGAGTTATAAAGCATATAAATTTCACATTAACACACAAAAAATAATGCACACAATTTATGGCAAATTACTTAGAGGATAGAGATCTCTATTATGAAATAGTTCTTTCAAAAGGAAAAGGGAAATTAACAAAAAAAACTCAAACATATTTTCAATTAATTGCAACAAATCTTATCAGAAAAATGTCTAATAGATATAAAGATGAAGATGAAAAACTTGATTGTCAACAAAATGGGTTATTAATTATGCTTGAAAATTGGTATAATTTTGATGAGAAAAAATATAAGTACGCGTTACCATATTTTACAGAAATAACTAAACGTGGAATGACTCAAGCTTTCAATGAGTTACGAGGAAGAAAATCTCATCAGAAAAATTATGTTAGTTTTATTAGTTTAGACTCTGGGAATGATGGAAATGGGTTATATCATATATAGATTTTTAATCAAAAAATAAAAAGGGGATTTATTATTCTCCTTTTTTTAATATATAAAATATGGCATATACTAAGAAAGAAATTATTAAAAAATTTATTATTAAACATGGTAATAAATATGATTATTCATTGGTTAATTTTGAAAATATTAAAAAAAATATTATTATAAAATGCAAAAAGTGTGGTAATATATTTTCTCAAAGACCAGATCATCATTTAAATGGAAGTGGATGTAAATATTATAAATATTATACAAAAAAAACATATCTTGAAAAAGTAAAAAAAATACATAATAATAAATATGATTATTCTTTAATTAAAAATTATCATTATAATAAAAAAATTAAGATTATTTGTCCTATACATGGAGTTTTTGAACAAAATCCAATATGTCATATTACCTCAGGGTGTCCTAAATGTGTAGGAAAAAATATAATTACTGAAGATATAATTAAAGAATCAAAAACTATTTATGATAATTTATTTAATTATTCAAAAACTATTTTCATAAATAAAAGAATTTCTATGTTATTTGTTTGTAATAAATGTGGAAATATTCAAAAAGAAACATATAAAAATCATATACTTGGAAATGGTTGTATTAGATGTAATAAAAAAAAAGAATTTATAAAAAAAGCAAAAGAAATTTATAAAAATAATTATAATTATTCTAATATTAATTTTATTAATTTTACTGAAAAAATAAAAATTTATTGTAATAATTGTAATAAATATTTTTACAAAAAACCTACAATACATATTTGTAAAAGAAATCAAGGTTGTCCTTATTGTAAAAATTCAAAAGGAGAAAATAAAATATATGAGATATTAGAAAAAATGAAAATATTTTTTGTTAAAGAAAAACGTTTTGAAAATTGTAAAGACAAAAATTCATTACCATTTGATTATTATTTACCAAATTATAATTTGTGTATAGAATATGATGGAGAACAACATTTTAAATCAATTGATGTTTTTGGTGGTAAAGATGTATTCAAAGATAGGATAAAAAAAGATAATATAAAAAATAATTTTTGTAATGAAAACAATATAAAATTATTAAGAATTCCTTATTATGATTTTGAAAATATGGAAAATATATTAAAAAATTATATAAAATAAATCCAATTTATGGGAAATACAAGAAATCCAAAATCCCCAAAGAAAAGAAATGGTAAGAAATTCTATCATCAAGGGTTTTATAAAATCATTAATGAAGAAAAATATATGGGTGATACGAAAAAATGCATTTATCGGAGTTCCTGGGAGTTAAAATTTATGATGTTTTTAGATCATGAAAAAGATATTGTTAGGTGGGGTTCTGAAACAATAACAATACCATATCAAGATGAAAAAGGAAAATTTCATCGTTATTATCCAGATTTCTATTTTGAAAGAAAAGATAAAAAAGATCCAGAAAGATATGAAAGAGTTGTTGTAGAAATAAAACCTTTAAAAGAAACTCAACAACCAGAAATCCCAAAAAAGAAAACTACTAAAGCATATGAAAGTTTTGAATATAAATTAAAAATGTATCAAAAAAATTTATATAAATGGACAAAAGCAAAATATTGGTGTGATAAAAATCAATTAAAATTTGTAATTATTTGTGAAGATTATTTAAAAAAGAAAAATATATTATAATGTATTCTAAAAAAGATTTTATTAAAGATGCAAAATTAAAACATAAAAACAAATATGATTATTCAAAAGTTATATATAAGAATAAAAAAACTAATGTAATAATTATATGTTCTGTACATGGAGAATTTGAACAAAAACCATATTTACATTTATCTACAAATGGTTGTAAAAAATGTAATATAGTAAATGGATTATATTCAAAAAAGAAAAAATCAACAGAGCAATTTATTATTGACGCTAAAAAAATTCATGGTGATAAATATAATTACTCTTTGGTTGATTATGTTAATAATAAAACTAAAGTAAAGATAATTTGTTCTATTCATGGAATTTTTGAACAGAGACCAGATACCCATTTAAACAATAATTGTTATAAATGTGGTAGAATATCTAGTAGATTAAAAACAATAAAAAGAATAAAGAAAAATAAATTAAATGGTAATCAATTAGTGCCAAATTATAATTCAAATGCTTGTGATTTATTTGACAAAATATCAAAACAAAAAAATATTTATATACAACATGCAAAAAATGATGGAGAATATTTTATTAAAGAATTAGGTTATTGGTTAGATGGTTATGATAAAGAAAATAATATTGTTTATGAATTTGATGAAGAATATCATAAATATCAAATTGAAAAAGATATAATAAGACAAAATGAAATAATAAATTATTTAAATTGTAAATTCATTAGATTAAAAAAAATTTAGATAATTAATTATTTTTTTAATTTTTTTTAATCTTTTTCTATATTTTTTAATATATGAAAATAAAAAATTTATAAAAATTTATGAAAAAAATTAAAAAAAATTTTGAAAATGAGAAAATTGAAGTAATAAAAAAACTAAAAGATTTTTATTTTGCATATGAAAATTTGACTAATCAAGTAAAACAACAAAATTGGAAAACAACTGGAGAACATTTTACTCAATTAAGACAAATAAATAATGATGTTAAAAATTTAAAAGAAGCAACTAAAGAACAAATATTTGAAATATCAGATTGGGTTAATGATAAATTAAATAATAAAACTTCTTGGAAAGATTAATTTTTTAATCTTTTATAATCTAAAATTCTTTTTAATTTTTTTTCTCTTAAATAATTTAAATCATTAGTTGAGAAATATAAAAATGAAGCACTCAATGAACAAGTTAAATTATCATCTTTAAGTGTTATTAAATTTGGAAATTTTTCTGATAAGCTTTTTATTTCATAAATTTTACCAATTGTTAAATGTTGTTCATACATATCACCATCATTTAAATTATTGTAAATACATAAAACTTTTTGTTCTTTATACATAATTAAATCTTTATATTTAACCTATTATTTAATATATAAAATTTATGGGAATGTTTGATAATTTTGAGAATTATGTTTATGGTACTTTAGGATTGACTTCTTCAGGTATGCAGAAATTTATTATAAATCAAACTGATATTTTATTTAAATTAAAAAATAAACCAAACTATACTGAAATAGCACCAATGACATTGGATAAATTAATACCAAGAAGATTTTATTTAATACAGTATAATTATAATGGGAACAAAATATGGTGTCCAATATTAGCATTAGAATATAAAGTTATTAATAATAAAAACATATTATATGCAGTTAATTTAGAATATTTACCTCCAAAATATAAAATAAAATATTTTTCATTATTATTTAAAATTATAAAAAAAGAATTAGAAAAAATTTCAGATATTGCTAAAGAAGTAAGATATGAAAAACCTTTATCAATAAGTTTTAAAACAATATATAATATGTTGAAAAAAAATGGCAATATGAATTTTGCTATAACTGCTTATGATTATTTAAAAATAACTAAAGTATATTTATGTTCAGTTAATATTCTACCATTAATAATTATGTGTGATCCTAAAAAATATAATTCTAAAAATATGAAAGAATTATTTATTAAAATACCATCTGGACCAGAAAAAGACACATTAAAAGAAATTATAGAAAAACATGATGAATTAATTGAACAATATCAAGAAGATTCTGTTGCATATCATAAACAAGTGGCAACATTTGAAAAAAATTTCAAATTAATAAAATAGATAATAAAAATAGACAGGTTAATTATTTATATATAAATTAATATGAAAAGAAAAACCACAGAAGAATTTATTAAAAATGCAAAAAAAATACATAATAATAAATATGATTATTCATTAGTGAATTATGTTAATGCAAAAACAAAAGTAAAAATTATATGTTCAATACATGGTGTTTTTGAACAACGTCCAGATAATCATTTAAATAGAAAAGATGATTGTCCTTTTTGTAAAAAAAATAAAAAACTTTTAAAAAAAGATTTTTTAACTCGGTCTAATATAAAACACGATAATTATTATGATTATTCTTTATTGAATTATATTAATTCAAAAACTAAAGTTAAAATTATTTGTCCTATTCATGGTGTTTTTGAACAAACACCTGAAAAACATATGTCTGGTAGTGGTTGTCAGAAATGTGGAGGATCAGAAAAATTATCTATTAATGAATTTATAATGAAATCAAACACAAAACATAATAATTTTTATAAATATAACAAATCATTTTATATAAACAATTCTACTAAATTAATAATTACTTGTCCTATACATGGAGATTTTAAACAAATACCAACAAATCATATGAAAGGTAATGGTTGTGAATTATGTGCAAAAGAAAAACAATTAAAAGAAAAAGAAAGTAATAGATGGAAATATTTTACTTTTTTTAAGGAAAAAGCAAAAATAAAATTTAAAAATAATTTTATTTATAAAGGAGAAACATATATTAATTTTAAAACCAATATGTCAATAATTTGTCCTATTCATGGAATATTTAAACAACGTCCAGATAATCATTTAAATTCTGAACACGGTTGTCCTTTTTGTGCTGAAAAACAAAGAAGATTAAAAAGAATTAAAAGAATTGAATTTAATTTAAAAAATGGATATCAAATAACACCTAATTTTAATTCTGATGCTTGTAAAATATTTGATGAAATTTCTTTAAAAGAAAATATTTATATTCAACATGCACAAAATGGTGGAGAACATCATATCAAAGAATTAGGTTATTGGTTAGATGGTTACGATAAAGAAAATAATATAGTTTATGAATTTGATGAGAAATATCATGAAACAAAAAAACAACAAGAAAAAGATTTAATAAGACAAAAAGAAATTATAAATTTTCTTAACTGTGATTTTATTAGACTAATAGAAAATAATATATAAAATATGGCATCATATAATAGATACACACAAAATAGTGGACAAGATATATCTTTAACTTCAACAGTAGATAATAAAGGTTTCTTTAATAGAATGTTAAGAACATTATCGAATTGGGGTCAGGATTATCAAAACATGGTGATTAAAAATACATATTCTACTGGTATTCATGAAGATCCACAAGGAGAAGCTAATAGTACTAATATGTATGATATATTTACAAAGAAAACAATTGCAAAGATATTAAATCGTAAATCAATTGCATATTTAGATCGAGCTTATGAAGATAAACGAAAAATTTTAAGACAATATGCAATTAAAGATGAAGTAAAAGATTTTGTTACACAAATTTCAGATGAAACAATTATTTATAATGAAGATAATTATTTTTGTAAAATGAAAGATTTACCAGATGAATTTGATAACACAATTAAGCAAAAATATCAAGAAAATTTTGATAAAATTTATAGAAATTTTGGATTTAATGATGGATTAACAGCTTGGAATTATTTTAAAAATTTTTTAATTGATGGTTTTATCGCATATGAAATTGTTTATGATAATAAACAAAAAAATATTATAGAATTATCACCAATTGACCCAATGACAATTGTTGTTGCTACAGATCCAGGAACGGCAACTATTGTGTGGGTACAACATCCTGATAATCCACAATTAAGAAGAGTTTTATTAGATGCTCAAGTAATTTATATATCATATTCAAATAATAATGATTTTGCAGAAACATCTTATGTTGAAAATTTAATTAGACCTTATAATCAACTTAAAATGTTAGAACAAACAAGATTGTTATATAATATTAATCAAGCAGCAATTTATAAAAAATTTATTATACCTACAAATGGATTAACAAGACAACAAGCAGAATCTCAAATTTATGAATTAATGGCAGATTATCATGAAGATGTTCAATGGGATGACACAATGGGTACAGTAAGTATAAATGGTTCAAAAGATATTCCACATTCAAAAGATTTTTGGTTTCCAAATTCAGATTTAGGTACACCAGATATTGAAATAATGGCTGCACAAGGAACAGATCTTAATGAAGATACTATGTTACAATGGTTTTTTAAAATTTTAAAAAGAGCATCTAAATTACCATTTTCAAGATTTGATGAAGAATCTGGTGGTGGAAATATATTTAATGATTCATCAGAAATTACAAGAGATGAAATAAAATTTGGAAATTATATTAAGAGATTAAGAACAATATATAAAGAAATATTAATGAAACCTATGAAAATTCAAATGATAATGGATTTTCCAGAATTAAAAGATGATAATTTATTTCATTCAAATTTAAAATTAGAATTCAATTCAAATGAACTATTTGAAGAATGGAAATATCTTAATAATTTAAGTAAAAGAGCTGAAATAGTTTCTACATTATCATCTAATTTACAAGATGCTGAGGGTAATTCTTGGTTACATATTGAATGGTTAGTTAGAAATATTATGAAATTAACTGATGAAGATATTGCAGAAAATAATAAATATAAAATGATTGCTGGTGGACAAACTCCTGGTGGTGAAGGTGGTGGAGGCGGAGAACCTGGTGGTTCTGGTGGTTCTGGTGGTTCTGGTGGTTCTGAAGAAGATTTTGGTGGAGCACAAGGGGCTCAAGATTTTGGAGCACAAGGGACTCAAGAAGAAGGTGGTGGAGCACAAGAAGGTGAGGCACAAGGGGGAGAATCTCAATTTGAATTTTAAATAAAAAAAATATATAAACTAATATGAATTTTTTTAATATATAAATACAATGCAAGTTTAGCTTATGTAAAGCGTCTATCCACCAGATAGAAGATTCTGTTCAAATCAGAGACTTTGCTCAACATGGAAAGAGATTAAAATATTTTAATCTCTTTTTTTTTATAAATTTAATTTAATATATATAAATGAAAATAATGATGAAAATATGAAAAAGAATTTTAAAGCATTTGTAAATGAAATATATAAAGGAAGTAATAAAACAATAGGGTTTAAATATTCAACTCCAGATGAAGAATTTAATCTTAGTGGAATGATATTTTCTAATTTAAAAATCACACAATTAAAAAAATTAGTAAATGAAGAATTAGATAAAAATGTTGAAAGTTATTTATGTGAAATTGAAAAATATAATGAATTAAAAAATGTATCTGCTTTTGATTTAGATGAAAAAGGAAAAGAAAAAGAATATAAATATGAATATGTTTATTTTTATAATATTGATTTTGAAGCATATTCAAAATTAGAAATTATTTCATTATTTCATTATTTTTATAAAAATTTAGATAAAAATTTATTAATATTTCCAACAAATACAGTATATCTTAATGATGAGAAATTTGATGAATTACCACTTCATAAAAAAAATAAAATTGGATACTAATTATTACATTATGAAAAACTATATAAAATTTATTAATGAAAATGAAAATAAAAATAATCAGAATATTTTAGTTATTGTTGATTTTCAAAAAGAATTTGAGAAATTTATTCCATTAGGTATGTTAGAAAATTTAATTAATTTTTGTAATAATTTTAATTCTGTATATCAAATTTGGGATAGTAATAAAGCTGATGATCCATCATATATATTCCCAAATCAGAAAGAAGCAATAATTAAAAAATTTGGTACTAAATTTTCAGATAATTTAGAAGAAACAGTAAAAGAATTAGATGCAAAATATCCAAATGCAAAAGAAGGTGACATGTTTGAATTTGATGATATAAATTCATATGTAATTAGGGTTAAGAATAAACACAAATGGTTTTATATTACGGAAAATTTGGCTAATTTATTTAAAAAATTAAAAGGTAAAAAAGTTACATTAGTGGGCGGGGCATATCGAGAATGTTTGCTCGATGTTTTTGAAGCGATGGAATCATTTGAAATTAATGTAGTATATGATAAAAGATTTATATATTCTGCAAAAAATAATAATAAACAACAACATAATTTAAAAACTCAAAGCTATTCTTTATAACATATGTGAACAAATTTCATTTAACCATTTATTTCTTGATACTGCATCATATGTAGCTCTACAGTTTTTTATAAAATCTTTTTTAATTTTATATTTTAATGCTTCTTCTTGACATTTTTCTTTTGTCCATTTAATTCTACTATTTTTCATATGAATACAAATTTCATTTAACCATTTATTTTTTGATGCTGAATCATAAGCACCATTATATTCTTTTTTAAAATCTTTTTTAGTTTTATATTTTAATGCTTTTTCTTGACATTTTTCTTTGGTCCAGTAACCATTTGGTTTTTTTAATTCAATCATGTGAGAACAAATTTCATTTAACCATTTATTTTTATAAGCTATTGACCAAATATTTCTTGATTTTTTAAAAAATTCAGTTCTAACATTATATTTTAATGCTTCTATTTTACAAATATCAAATTCTATTTTATAATTAAAAGATAATTCTATTTTATTCATGTGAGAACAAATATCATTTAACCATTTATTTTTATAAGCAGATGACCATGCTCCACTTGATTTTTTTCGTTTTTTAATGATTTGATTTCATTATAAATAGATTCATCATCTGTTATATTTAATAATTTTTGTATTTCATCAAATTGTTTTTCATCAAATTGTTTTTCTTTAGTAAAATTTTCAA